GTGAGTACCGTCTCCCGCAATCGCGGGATAGCAGAGAAAACTGTCCGGGATACCGAAGCCGCCTGCTTCCTTGGTGCCGACGGTGTGCAACTGGGGCTGGCAGATCAAGTGGCCTCACCCGATGCAGCATTCCGCGATTTATTACAATTAGTTGGAGAATAATGATGTCAATGAAAATCAGAGGTTTTGGGCACCTTTTCGGCCGTGGCGCTAACGCATCCGAAGAAGATGAAGATGAAGATGAAAAAGAAAAGTCCAAAAAGGCCAAAGGACGTCGTGCAGAGGAGGATGACAACGACAACGACGATCAGGACGATAAAGGTAAATCCAAAAAATCCAAGCGTGCAGAAGATGATAGTAATGATTCTGACGACGAAGATGATAAGGACAAGGAAAAATCGAAGAAGGCTAAAGGCCGCCGCGCGGATGATGAGGATGATGCTGACGCCGATGAGGATGAAGGCGACGAAGATGACGGTGACGATGATGAAGATGACCGTGACGTCAAAAAAGGTCGTCGCGCCGAGCGCAACCGCATCTCCCGTATTCTCGGCAGCAAATATGCCACAGGTAAAGGCCCGTTGGCCGTTTCACTGGCCATTACCACGGGCATGAGCTCAGCGGCGGCAATCCGGTTAATGGCCAGTTCTGGCCTTGCGCCGGTAGCATCACAGTCTCGCCGTATGTCGCTGGATGAACGCATGGCGAAAGTTGAAAACCACCAGTTGGGTAACGCCGATGCTGGTGGCCCAGCAGCGAACTCCGTGGTGTCACGCGCCGCCGCTCTCTATAACCAGGTAAAAGGTAAAAAATAATGAATGTGAATCAGGTAGGACAAAACGCCTGGGTGCCCGGCGTGCAGCATGACACCTTCGTACCGGATCAGTTGCTTTCTGGCCCTTTGCAGTCGGTATCCGATACGGTGACCATTCTGGCCGGCGCTGGGGCAACCTATAAGCGCGGCACCGTGCTGGGTGTGGTCACCGCATCCGGGAAATATACCCTGAGCGTGGAGACAGCGACCGACGGTAGCCAGGTACCACAAGCCATTCTGGCCGATGATGTGAATGCCACCACGGCGGACGCGTTAGCCGGCGTTTATCTGATGGCTGAAATCAACCAGAACCGCATTACCTTCGATCCGAGCTGGACGCTTGCCACGCTCAAACCCGCGCTTCGTTCGTTTGGCATTTTCCTACGCGACAGCGTTCAGGCACCTGCCAGCTAAACAACCGTTGTAATTCCATCGCCTTCTTCGCATGCCCCTCACGGGGCAGGGCGTTGTGCGCCTTTTATTTATCCCGGCCACCTGGTCGGGACACAGAGAGAATAATCTATGTCTCAAACCATTTACGATACAACGTCGCTAGTCGGGTTAGTGCCCAATCTGATGACGTCGCAAAATTTTATCCTCGACCGTTTTTTCCCCAACATCGTTACCAGCGATGATGAGTATGTCGCGATTGACGTAGATATTGGCCTTCGCCGTATGGCCCCGTTTTGCTCTCCGCTGGTTGAAGGAAAGCTGGTGGAAAGTCGTCGCTACCAGACCGACAAATTCAAACCAGCCTACATTAAAGACAAGCGCGCGCCTGACCTGCGTAAGCCTATCCGCCGCCAGATTGGTGAGCGCATTGGGGGTGAATACACTGCGGCAGAGCGGGAAATGCTGAACATCCAGTTCGAGATGAGCGACCAGATTGATATTTTAAATCGTCGCCTTGAGTGGATGGGCTGCAGCGCGATTGCCACAGGCACCGTGACTATCAAAGGCGATGGATTCCCGACTACCGTCGTTGATTTTGGTCGCGATCCGTCCTTAACCATTGCGCTGAGCGGATCAGACAAATGGCCTACCAGCGTAGCCGCTGGCGCAACCAACACCCAGCCAACGGACGATATTGAAGAATGGCAGGCGTTGATTCTGCAGAAATCTGGCGCGCAGGCTACGGACATTATCTTCACCAATGCCTCATGGCGTGCGTTCAAGCTGGATACGTCGCTCAAAGGCGCAATTATCCTGCCGGCGCAGAACCCTTCCGGCAACATCATTAACCCAGGTGCACAGATTGTGAAGGGGGCGGTTTGTAAGGGTTACTGGGGGCAGTACACGCTGTGGCTTTATAATGACTGGTTTATTGATCCGGATACCGGCATCCAAAATCCGATGATCGCTGATGGTTCTGTCGTTATGTCGGGTCCAGATTTGATGGGCACCCGCGCGTTTGGTGCCATCATTGATCCCGCCTTCAACTACGGACCGATGGCGTATGCGCCAAAAAGCTGGCTGCAGCATGACCCGGCGCAGCGCTTTCTGCTGATGCAGTCTTCTCCGATCGTTATCCCAAGCCGGGTTAACGCAGCCCTTTGTGCGAAGGTGGTGTGATCATGGCAAAAGATAAAGCAACTGACGCGGCCTCTGAGGCCGCAGACCTGATCACCGTGGTGGTGCTCAAAGGTAAAAGCGTTCGACATGACGGACAGAGTTACACGCAGAACACACGCGTTGAACTTCCCCAGAGTGATGCCACCCGGCTTATTGCTTCCGGCTTTGTCAAAACGCTGGATGCGGTTAAGCAGGAAATGGAAGAGGCATCAAGTCAAGAAGTCAGCATCACAAAAGACGATGGGCAGTCCACTATCACTTCGGATGCTCCCTCTGTCGTCAAATCTCAGAGCGAAGAAGGCTGATAATGGGTATCAACTGGGATCAGCATTTACTCAGGCCGTTGCAGGCTGTTTTTGGTGACCCGGTTGACTACCGGCCCGCAGTGGGTGGTGCTTACACGATCAGCGGTATTTTTGACCGGGCTTATACGCAGGAGGTCGAGCCGCTGGACGACGGCAGCACGATTAACACTACGTCGCCCGTGCTTGGGGTGCTGGACAGCCAGTTTGTCTTACCGCCTAAAAGAGGGGATCGGGTATTTATTGGCATTGTCGGCGGCACTGTCGTCAACACGCTATTCACCATTTCCGATATACAGCCAGATAGCCACGGCGGCTCGAAACTCATTTTAAACAGGGTAAAGCCATGAATGCAGCTGGAATCAGGTCGTTGGTCATTAGTGCGCTGACAGGGAGAACCGATGCGGGAGATCGCGTTTATTCTCCGCGAGACTGGCCCACGTCGGAAGACATGTATCCCGTTATTCTCGTGCAAACCCCGTTTGACGTGAAAAACTCAATTGGCAGGAACGTTCCGCAGTTTACGACCGTCACCACCGTCAGGGTCACCGGGCGTTTGCAGGAGCTGGACGAGCTTGAACAAGATAACGGGGCCGCGAAAGCAGAGGCCGCGCTCGAGCAACTTCGGGAACAAATTGAGCGGGCGGTGATCAACAGCTTTGAACTGACCCGCCAGACTCAGCAATTTCTGCAAATACGGTCAACTATTGATATTAGCGCCGCTGGCGATGGGCATACGGCGCAACTGCTGATGGAACTGGATATTGAATATTACCAGGGGCCTGAAGAGTTCTATCCTATTGAGACCACGCCACTAGAGGGTGTTGATATCACTATCAGTATGCCGGAAGGCACTGCAGAACCTCTCGTCACTATCGACTTGCCTCAATAACAACCTGGAGTACCCCATGTTTGTAAAACCAACAACCGGTCGCGCGGTGCGCGATCCGGTTAAAGGCACGCTATTGCCTGTCGAAGGGGCTGAGGTGCCGGAAAGTACCTTCTGGAATCGCCGTCTTCGCGATGGTGATGTTGAAAAACTGGATCCTGCAAAAAAGGCCGCCGCCTCTTCAAAGAATGCTGACGCGGCATCAATTAACGAAAAACCAGCCGCCACGTCGGATACAGGGAGCGCGAGCTAATGAACTTTCAAAACATTACTAATAATCTACGAACGCCGCTTTTCTTCGCTGAGTTTGATAACTCTCAGGCGAATACCGCGACAGCAACACAGCGCACACTGATCATCGGCCAGACTTTGACGCTTGCTGGCGTTACCGTCGATATTCCCGTGATTGAGTCCTCGGCTTCAAATACAGCGGGTGTTTATGGCGCGGGCTCAATGTTACATAACCAGATGTTGGCTTATCTTGCTAACGACAATGCCGGAGAAATTTATCTTCTTCCGCTGGCAGACAGTGACGCCATGGTTGCGGCCACAGGAAAAGTCACGGTGACTACGCCTGCAAATGAAACGGGTGTTATCTCGCTTTACATTGCGGGACAGCGTGTACAAATCACCGTATTGAGCACGGACCTCATTGACGCAATTGCCACGGCGCTCTCGTCGGCAATTAATGCAAAAACCTCTTTACCGGTGACAGCCACAGCCGCGTTGGGCGTTGTTACTCTGACAGCCAAGAACAAAGGCGCGCACGGTAACAGTATCGATATGCGTTTCAACTACCAGGGCAGCGCCGGGGGCGAAGCGACGCCGAATGGTCTGGGCATCACGTTAACGGCGATGAGTGGTGGCGCGGGCGCGCCGGACATGACGAATGCGTTTGCCAATCTAGGAGATCGGACGTTCGACTTTATTATCACTCCTTACACCGATACCACGTCGCTTGATGTTCTCAAAACCTTACTATCAGACAGCACCGGCCGTTGGAGTTATGCCCAGCAGTTATATGGTCATGTTTTTGGTGCGCTGACGGGGACATACGGCCAATTAACGGCGCTGGGTGAAGTCCGTAATGACCAGCACGCCACGCTGCTCGGCGTTTACGATTCGCCTACACCAGCCTATGTCTGGTCGGCGGCGGTTGCTGGGGCAGTTGCGGGCAGTCTGCGTAATGACCCAGGAAGACCACTGCAAACGCTGTCGGTCAGCGGCGTGCTTGCACCTCCTCAAGCCTCTCGCTTTGAACTGACTGAACGCAACAATCTGCTCTATAGCGGAGTCTCGACATTCACCGTGGCAGATGACGGCACGGTGCAGGTGGAAAACCTGATCACTACCTACCAGACCAATAAATACGGTGATGCGGATGACAGCTATCTGCAGGTAGAAACGTTGTTCCTGCT